CTCTTGCCTCTGCTAGCAAGATGCTTATCCATTCTATCTCTTGTGCTTTGATAGTTATCACTGCTCTCGTGTTCTTGCCAACCGCCTCGGCTATCATTAGCACGCTCATAACCGGCTCGCTCCAAGCTTTCGCCAAAACTATCGCTAATTGATGTAGATTCTGATCGAGCCATAACTAAATGCCTTTATTTTTACGTTCTAACTTACTTTGCATTTCCGTTAAAATTCCACCGTTTGCCAAACCTGGTGAGTTATCAACGGTTAAGCTGTTGTATGAAACATCAACATCCGGCACTGCTGAATACTGAGATTTTAGAGCATCTTGCATATTCAATAGCTCTCGTTGCTGTTTCATTAAATCCTTGTTTTGCTCTTTTTGAGCAAAATAAGAACCAACACCAAGCAACGTATTTCCTAATAGATTTGTCGCCTCTTTGTTGTTTTCCATCCACTTGCCGGCTTTCCCAATAGCATCGCCAACATTTGTAAGCCAGCCATTGGATGTCGCACCGTTTTCGCCAGCTACATCAAATGCGCCAGTAATGGCACTCCATGCGCTATCCCAAAATGAACCACTAGCCATAATTTCACTCCTTATTTAATACTTACTGACGGAACACCAAGACTAGGGAAAGACGACCAATTTTGTTTGGTTGTTGGAATCCCTTGCATGAATTTAGATACAAAGTTAATCTCTGAATCACGGCTAGATTTCAATGTTTTGATAGCCTTTTCTTTATCTGCTGCTTTCATTGCTGTATTGTTTAAAATCCCAGCAATTTGAGCATCAAAGTTGTTTGCAATCTGCATTGTGAAATCTATTGATTTCCCGATTGTATTAGCCGCAACCAAGCGGCTTTGATTTTTATAACTCAAATCCGCTTGTAATTGAGCTAACCCACGTTGATGCCCACGATCTAAATCAGCTTGCGAGGCTGCAAATTTATTTTGCTCTTGATTTAATCGACTTTGATTGCTGTAATTTAAATCAGCCTGTAATTTTGCTAATCCCTTTTGATGCTCTCGATCAAGTCCGGCTTGCGATGCTGCAAATTGATGTTGAGTGTCTTGAGCTGCGATTGGAATAGCTGCATCAATCATTGCTCGTTGAGCCGCCTCTGCGCCAACTGTGGAATTTTGTAATCCACGATTAGCAGCAACTCTTTCGCCTTTTGCGGCCGCACTTCTCATTAGCAAAGAATTACTGTTTAAGATATTGGCAACATTACCAGCCATAGTGCCAGAATTATCCTTTTCCGGAGTTTGCGAAACTGTCGGAGCTTGTGGCTGCTTTTTATTTAAAGCGCCGCTCATAGTGCCTAGAATTGACATTTAACCCCCAAAAAATAAAGACCGCTATTTAGCGGCCTCTTGTTGAAAATCCTCTGTGTATTGTCTGCGGTAAACCTCGCTGAAATACGCCTCTTTGCAGTGATTGCGATCAAAAAACAATCCATTAATTAAACGATGAATGACAATCCAACGTTTTCTTGGATGCTCTGTTACTACCGCACAACGATAAGCACGACTTGACAATGTTTCATCAGCAGCGCCGCCAGTAATGGCATTAAATAGCTGATCGATTGCAATTACATTGTGATAACACCATTTCTTAAAACGTTTTTTACTTAACATTTATTTCCCCTCTAAATGCGCCTTATATGTTGTAGCCCATCCACTAGACCAGTCATAACTTTTAGGATCGTTTGATTTATCTAATAGCGTTTTGTGCATATAAGCGTTTTCATACATGCGCTCTTTTAGCGTTTTAGCAGCATTCCATACTGCCTTAAATTGCTCAAAATTAATTGTTTGAGCTGTATTGTCAGCGCAGATTAGTGTGTATGTGCTATTTTTTCCGTTAATATCAAAATCAGCTTTAATCTCAACTAGCGTGCTGCGACCTTTATCGTCCGTATCAACCCATTTATTAATCAAAGGAACGAATACGCCTCCGTTTACGCACTCATCACGTTTAGCGTTAATTAATGCTCGAACTTCATTTCGTTGTCTTGTTAATAATTCAGCTTTTCGATCTTCTGATACAATCCATGCACTACCATTCCAAATGTATTCTTGTCCTGGTATTGGTGGCGTAAGAGATAGATTATTGCCATTAACTATGATTTTGCAGCCGTTAGAACGACCATCAATTAATGCTTGATAGTCTTTCTCGGCCACAGGAATTGCGCCGGTAGGTATTTGATTAATCCCTTCAACAAAAAACGATTCTGTTGTTTTATCAAAAAAGTAATTCATTTCTTATCGTCCTATTGCAAACATGTCAAATGTGACAAGACGTGGCAATCTATCATAAAGAGAAAATCCTGTATTGGTGTAACTAGATGCAAAAGTGTTAATACTACTTTCTCTAAGTTTCACTATAACCACATAAGGTTGTTGATTAAATGATATAGGGAACTTAAAGTCCCCATTTCCTCCAGACGAGAAAGAACCCCACTGCAAAATCAACCCGTTTGGCAGCTTAGTCCAACCGTTACTTGAGAGGCTACCACTAAACTGATTTCTAAACCATTTAGCAGTGATCGCCTTGTCGCCATTTTCTTCTGCTCCAGGCTCTGTAATAAATACTTCTTTTAGCTTTTGACTTTGCGTACCAAGACTATTACGATTGTCTGCTACTGGGTAAAATCTATGTGATTCATCAAATCGCCAACTTGATCCCCCCCCCATGACAACTGTCATGAACTTGCCGCTGTAAGAGTATCGCAACCCACCCTTGAATACACCACCTTGCTCAAAATCAAGATTGCCAGCATTATTCCCGTCCAAGTGAATGCTTGCTGTTTGACTGCTTTCTACAAGGAACCCATTTGTGGTTTTTGAGCGGCCAGAACCGGCATCCCCTTTAACTCTTAAATGTAAGTCTGCAAGCGGTGCTTTGTCTAATGGCATGTGTAATCCAATTCGCCCAGCTGACAAATCACCAGTTACAACATCAGCAATCGAAAGGAGGTTGTTTACTTCGTCTGATCGATCCGATACATTACTGCCAATAAGCACGCTATTATTGATTCTCGCCGCACCTGCTCCAGCATTATATCCAATAACAACTGCATTACTTATATCCTCCGCTAATGCGCCAGCTAGAGATCCTACTACAACGCTATTATTTGATTTCTTAGCTTGCCACCCAGCCGTATGACCAATGAATGTATTATGTCTTGATGTGTTGGCATCCTTATTTTGTGATAAACTCCAAAATATTGTTGCTTTACCGCCGCCATCGCCATCATACGGGCATTCAAAAGTAACAGTGTTATTTGTTACCTCAACTACTTTTTGTCGCCACGCATGCCAGTGAGGAGGTTGCGGAAATGCTGGACCGCTATCCCATCTAATATATGCCGTACTTCCAACAATGCATTTGTGATCAGGAATAGTAACAGTTAATTGATTACCTTGTTTCGTGTAATCAACTTGCAACCCTTTATCGCCTTGACCGTAAATGGTTTTTACAAAACCATCCCAGCCAACATCAATTTCAAGATTCATCCCTGTGCGGAAACCTAGCAATGTATTTGCATCACCAGTTTTTAGATGTGTCCCTGATTGACCGCCTAGGGTTGTCGAGAATTGTCCGTTGTAATATAAAAGGGAGTTATAACCAATAGCGGTAATTTTCGCATTTTCTTGCGAGTTCCCGATCTGCGTTTCTACATCTTTCTTCCAGCCGTTTGTATTCTCACCACTTAATGCTCCAGCGCCAATGGCCACACAATCACCGGCAAGCTGTAAACCGCAAGCAGCATTTCGACCGATTGCAACATTACGAGTGCCATTCATTAAAAATTGCAACGCATTTCCACCGATTGCGATATTTCGACTTCCTTTTCCTGCCTCGTAGTATTCAGAACCGCTTGATTGTAGGTTTTCTAACGCGGTTTCCCCGATTGCGATATTTGAATATGAATGAACAGCTTTGTTCAGTGCGTTGCCACCGATTGCGATAGTTTGACCCGCTCCAACGGCATTTGCTAGAGAGCCTCGACCGATTGCAACAACACTTTCCGGCACGTTGAATTGATCAGTGGTTTTCTTGTAAGTTGGATTTAACTTATTCCCACCGTAAACCCTTGTAACTCCATGTAAAAATGCAACTTCATCAGATTGTTCTTTGTCACCAAAATCGTTAGGAGATAAAATTTCACTGGCTCGTTTCCAACGATTACCGCCGCCTGTTACAATAACCGTGCCACCATTACCAGGAGTTGTTTTATCGGTCATATCAGCTATAAATATGCCACCGCCGGTATTGCCATTATAATGATAGCTTTTAACATTTATTAATTGCCCATTATTCTCTGGCTCTATACTGGTTAAGTGAGATACTGCCTCAACATATTGATCTTTTACTTTATCCCAAACAGATTTTACTACCCCTATTGTTGCAGCCTCTGTATGACTATCTGAGTATAAGTCGGTAGATAAAGTGGTTACACCAACATCGCCATTGACACTAGCTCGCGGAACTTCTAAAACATCTTCATAGTAAACCTTTCCACCGGCGATATTTCTCGCTTTGTCAGCAGATCTAGCCGCCTCTTCTGCTTTTTGAGTTGCAATTTCTGCATTACTTTTAGCGGAGCTTTCTGCCTCAGCTAAAACCTCAGCCGATTTAGCGGCTTTTGTTGCGTAATGGAAAGCAGAAAACTTATCATCAGCAACCAGCTCGTCAATTGGATTTGCAGCCCATTTTTTAGCCATTGTTTCAGACTGATTAGCCGATTGTTGGCTAGCCAATGCAGCGCTAGCGGATTGAGTTGCGGAATCGCTTTTTTCGATTACTATTTCTGTTTTTTCTGATACCGTTTTAGTATTAGCATCTACTTGTTGAGCCTTTTCTGTAACATCCTTTCTTGATTCGGCAACGCTATCTTCTGCCTCTGTTAGCATCCCATACGTTACAGGGTGCATTGGATCGGTAGGCTCTGGAATGATTGGACTTACCGCAAAACCCTTACCATCATCACGCATTTCAGGAATACGATCAAAACTAGATTGAATTGCATCGAACTCGTCTGATACTGCTTGCCCGTCTGCTTTTGTGTACGGTGCGAATTGGTGCGTTCTGTTATACCAACTCTTTTTAGACACGATAATTCCTCCGTGTAATGTAATTTAGAATAAGCCCGCTTATTTCAAATTGCGGTGAGTATATGGATGATCCAGCAAATGAAAGCGAGATATTTCTGCTGTAACCGGATAGGTAAAGGGTAGGTGTTGAATAATCCTCTGCTGACCATAAAAAATCATTCCAAAGTGAATCATTCCAGCGACCGCCACCACCGGCGATCTCTAAATTTTTATTGATTGGCGAAGAATGATAATTTGAATTGTAGTCAAGATCGAAACGGTAATTTAACACCGCTCTTCCGTCAGTCGTTGCTTGCAACTCTGCACTATGCCAACTTTTAATTAGCGTAGGCGAACCGCAATGATTGAAAGCCATCTTTACAACCCAATCAATAGGCTTGCCAGCAAAGGAAAAGCATTTATCAGACTGTCTGTAAACCTTACCATCGCCAAATGCTAGATAAACATAATTAGGCGATTGCCAAAGTCCAGATAGTTTTTCAGGATAAGTAAAAAATGTACTTCTTGTCGTTCCATCAGGCTGCAACATTAAGCATAAGTGTTTATCATGTTCGGAGTAGAATCTAACTTGGTTAGACTTGGACTTAACAGACGAGAATATAACGTTGTAATTAAGTTTGTCGAAACCTAATTTTCGGTTTGCATCTAACTCGCTTAATCTAAAATCACCGAACTGCTCGGATTGATCTATACGGGTAATACCATTTTTACCAATGGCAACCGGGATGAATGTAGATTGCAACGTTCCAGGATTAATACCGACAGAAGAAATATCCTTTATCGCCCAATCATCACGACCAGAACCATATAGACCAGATATTTTATTTCTACATCCAATAATTAACACGCCGCCAGTTGCGCTTGAGATAGCTGTTATTTCATCACCTAACCCAAACTGTTCCGAACCTAGCAACACAGACCAGCTATTAGGATGCCCGACCAGCGAATGACCTAATTGACCGCCTGGAAATGATGCAAATAAATGATTTTTGTGTGCGCAAATATACTGAGGGCTTTCATTGTTCACTAATATTGGAATAATAGATCCGTCAGGATGAACCTCGATAATCTGTTCACCATTGCAACCGTAAGCATAATAAGTATTAGAACCACCATAAAAATTATGGTAGATAAATTGCCAGCTTTTACCCTTGCCTAACGTAACCTTTTCGCAACTTTCAACTGTTGCAGCAACTACATCATTTATCTGTA